GTATAAAAGTCTTCTCCTCCTGACGACGGACAGAGCCAGCCGACCATCCTGAACCTGTCTATGTTTATCAGGCTGCAAGAAATAGTAAAGCCAAGTCTCTTGCCTTTGGCATCTTGTGCCTGCCCAACGAAAGTACGAGCAGCTTTGAGGTTCGTGATGACTGTGGCGGTGACAGCTGTTGCCGAGGTGTAAGCAGTGATCTGATAAACCGCTCCGTCTTGGCTATCAACCCGCCAGCCGGTCATGCCGCTATTGAATGGGGTATCGTTCGTCACGGTCAGCGTAACGCTACCGCTAATGCCGGAAGCCTGAAGGGTCCCGGTGGTAGAGGTGTAGTTCGGCACAGTCTGCAAGGCGCAGTCCACGCTCCAGGCGTCGATGTAGCCGTGGGTGAAGTACCGGTCCGCCATTCGCTCGACGTACTGGACGGTTTCGCCGTTCACGGTCCGCTGCGCGATGACGTAGATCGCGTCGACGACGTTGCCGCCTTGGACGGTTTCGATGACCGAGCACACTGATACGAACTGGCCGTTGGTGTCATGTCGCGCCCAGCCGGCCACTTCCTGTTCCTTGACGTAGGCCAACGACAGCAGCCTCCCATCGTCGCGGATGGCCCAGACGGTCTTGAAGGGCTCCTCGCTGTAGGCCCAGTCCAGGAGGTAGTGGTCGAAGAACAGGTGGTTGGCCAGCGTGGTGATGTCGCTGCCGGTGAAGATCGCGGCGTAGATGTTGTAGGCAAGGTCGCGGATGTAGCTGCCTTTGTTGGTGCAGTAGAGAACGTCGAAGCCGATCTTGATCGGGCGAAGGTCGTTGGCGCCGTTGAAGGACTGGCGATTTGCCACAATCGAGGAGGGGCTAATGGCGGTGCCCAGACCACCACCGTTGCACAGCCACGAAGCCTTGTCTGTGAAGATTACCAGCCCAGGGGCGGTCGGGACCAAGGACTTGATAGTCTCGAGTTGGCCTGATGCAAGTGAGACCGAGATCGCATCATCCGGCTCAATTGGTGAAGAGGTGTTGTAGTTGTAGTAGCTCCCAGGTTGACTGAAGTTTAGGGTCTCGGGTGAGCCTGTGGGTGCACAAAGGACAAGACGTTGTTGGAAGAACCCGGGGACGCTTGGGTTACTGTCCGCTATAGACTCGAGTACGGCCGTACCGGTGGCCCCAGCTGGGAAGTAAACCACGGTTGGGACGGACTGATCCCCTACCCCGCCGTTGATCACCACAGTCTGGGACACGCCCCAGACCAAGTTCACGGTCGCCCCGGTCCCAACCCCGGAGGTTGCGGTTTGAGCCACAGGATTGGCTGGAGTCCCACCGGTTAGGATTTGCCCTGCGTTGCACCCCGATGCGGTAATGGCCGTAAAGGCAGTGATTACCCCACCAGACACGGCTGCAACCTTCACGATCACGCCATATAGAAGGGTGATTAAGTCCCCAACAACGTATCCCGTCCCACCCACCCCTACCGTTGGGGTGCCCTGCACTGCAAGGATCGCTTGCATCACCGCAGGGGAGTTGGGGCTCCCGCCTGATGGGGCCGCGCTTGGCACGACTGTGTAGGTCCCGGGGGTCACCTGGGTAACCGAAGCCACTCCCGTGCCTTGGAATGGATTTTGGCCAATGGGCGGGGATTGACTGAAGTCTGGGGCGATGTTGGAGTCGACTAAAGTGTTGCCGGTGGTGTTGCCAATGTAGCCATAGGGCACTCCCGCAGGAATCACCCCGAAGTAAGACACGTCGGACTTATACCAGTTGTAGCTCGCTGCGCCGGCGACTGGGGTAAGGGTGAGGGAGTTCGATCCGGGAGTGGTTCGGAGGTCCTGGACGTTTGTGAGAGAGGCCGCCATGGAGGCGATCGATTCATCCCCGAGGCCGTCCACTGAGGTCGCGACGTAGGAGTAGTTGACTTGTCCGGCGGTCAGGGTGGTGGTGATTTTGAGGCCGGTCGGTTGCGTTGCGGTGGTCCCGAAGTTGATCGGGGCAATGGTCCAGTTGTTTGCTGCGATTAGGGTCAGAACCTGGGGCTGGTAGGACGGGTGGCACAGGATCATCGAGTTGATGTTCTGGGCGTACTTGATCTGTGCAAGGTCGGCCGCGGCGTAGGGGGAGGTCAGGGTATAGACCCGGGCGGTCGTGCCACCAGAGACGTAGGCCCCGAAGGCCGTGGAGTTGATTGGGACTCCGTTGAGATCGGCTAGGGTGATGGTTGTGCCGGTTGCGGCCGAGACGGAGTAATAATTCCCATTGAGTTGGGTCATCCCAACCACGCCAGAGATGAAAACCCAATCGCCCACGGAATAGGTGTTGACGACGGAGATCACGGCCGGGTTAGCTTGGGTCGCCCCGGTTATGGCGATTGAGTTCTCGAGAACTGGTGCGGACTGGTTGAAGAATCGAATGTAGTGGTCGCCGAACTCAAGGATGTAAGACACAGCCGAGGAGGCTTGGAAGGGAATGACGCGCACGGCCGTGGCGGACTTATAAGCTTGGAGGCAATACTTGGTGCCCGTGCGGGTAGAAGCGCCTCCACGATAGTCCACAAAGAAGTTGCGCAGGAGGGCCGCGCCGGAGTGATACTTTTCGATGTCAACGCGCGAATATAGCTGGGGAGCCCATTCCCCAGAATTGAAAGATTTTTGCATACGTGGCTGGGCCACTATAGATCCTTCAGATAAGTCCTGATCCACTCAGCCTTGATGATTTCCAATCGGCCAATCATCTCAGTTGTGAATCGCCCACCAGCTGTCTCATATCGCCAGTAACCACTTGGCGACGCGGCGATCAACACGATAGTATCAATCTCATCAGCCTCAACAAGGGCGATGGTTTTGTTAAGAACCTCTAGAATCTCAGCCTTGTGGTCTGCGTTGGACTTGACCTTTGGCGCGATGCTCAGTACGCGTTCCAATAGGCCCCCCACTCAAACTCGCTGCTGCCAGTCCAATAATCCGAGTAGATTATCCCGCGCACCCGCAACCAATCCGGCGTGACATCGTTAACCGTGAGTGCTTCGTTCCCATCAACCGCCCGAGCCTCCTTAATGTATTCATTCGCGATCTGGATTCGCCCATTCGCGAGTTGCTTATCGCCTGTGAGTGCCATCGCCAAGACGGCCCCGAGGATGTTGTACCATGCCTTTTGGAACAGTGGATCCATCGAGTTCGGGTCGGTGATTTGGCGGCAATAGGCAAGGGTGGCGAACTCCTGATTGGTCAGAACCACGCGTTGGTTGGTCAAGGGACCGAAGGTGAGGGTGAAGGTTGCGCCGGAGCCGGAGCCGGTGGTCGAGCCTTGGGCTTGTGGGGCGGTTTGTGGGAAGTAGTAGAATCCACTTACGGCCGGGGATGCATTGGGCATCATGTTGACAAGGGAGACTCCTGTCACCGCGCCGCCCGAGACTGAGGTCACTTGGAGGATTGCGGGGGCCCCAATTGGTGAGAGCGTGATTGGGCCTAGGGCAAGGGTGATCTGGTCTCCAACGTTATACCCAGCCCCTCCGGCTGAAACCGCTGCGGCGGTAGCGGTGTAGAATTGGTCGCTCCCGACGTCAAACTTGAGTGGGGGCCCTTGTTGGATTGCGGAGTACCCTGTGAAGGTATTGGTTGGATAGATCGGGGGGCCTTGGATTCCGGTGGAGAATTGAGGGACAATCCATAAGGCACGAAGGCAATCGGCTGGATAAGCATATTCATAAGTCCATGGTGGAAGGGGCAGCCCCCGAGTCCATTGCACCTGCGACACAGGCGCGGATTGGTTCTCGGGAGTGCCCGGGAGAGATGTGACATAGGCAAGGTTAGCCATGCCAGTGCAGCAATCCCACGGGGCCATCCGAAGCAGTTCGTCGCGGGTTTGGAGAATCGCGAGGTTGGCTTGGATGGCCTCGTTGGTTAGATTATTCGCAAGCTCGTTAGCGGTGACCGTGGTGCGAGTACCGATGCATTGCAGGGCAAGGTTAACGAGCGTAGGAAGGTCCATCAGCGACAGCCTTGCGTGCCACAGTTCCCGTGATTGGTCCCCTTACCTGGCGAGGTCGCGACTTTCCCACCCTCGGTGGTCTTGGGGTGGGAGTAGGGCATCTCTTTCTTGATGGGCTCCCCACCATCCCGAACTCCCAAGTTGCCCTGCCCGCGCGGTGCGCGAGGCATAGGGCCGCCGCTAACAAATGGCCAAGTCATGGGGCCCTCCTTTGGGTGTTGGATTCATCTGGCCCAGAGCCGGGTGGGTAGATAGGCGGGGTGTACTTTGGCAGGAGGCCACGCTTGGCGTCGTCGATATCCTCCTGGCGCTGTGCGGGCTCGCCTTCGGGACGGGCCGAGCGCGGCATGGCCTTTGGTCCCGCCAAGACCCGGTCGGCCTCGACCCGCTTGGCATCGGCCTGCTCCTTCTCAAGCTCCGAGTTAATCTCCTGCAACTCCTTCAGGACCTGGGTCTTGGTCGCGAGCAGGCTGGGGTGCAGCCGTACCATCTCCTCGATCTCAAGAAGTTGGTGGATCCTGTCTTGCCTATCCTGATCCATCACTTACCTCGCATTCCGTGGTTGGTCTTGGCCATCTTGGCTGGGGAAGAGGATGTGCCGCCCTTGAAGAGCGCTCCTGCAGGCTTCTCAACCCGCGCGCCCATTTGACTCACGGTCTTGAGACTGGCCTCTTTGCCTTTGAAGCCCTGCTTGGGCTTTGAGGAGTGGTGTGCTTCGCCTTGCTTCACAGCCGGGCCCTCCCATGCTTGTACTTAGTGCCGCCTATTTTCATCATATCCTCCATGACTCGGTGGAAGGTCCCACCTTGATTGTGTTCGGAATCGACGAGTTGGGCCATGCGGTCGGAGCACCGTTCGATCTCGTTGTCGATGCTCTTGGGCGGGGTGAGGCCAAGTTGGACATGGGCCTCGCGGATGTGGACGATGTCGTGGTAGTACATCACGAAACGCCGCATGTACTCTGGGACTTCACTCTCGGCCTTTTCAATCGCACCAAGGACTGTGGTGAGTTGCTTGGTGATCTTGCGAAGCTCTTCGAGGACTGCGTTGTCGTCGCTCATTTTCCCTTCCTTTTGATTATCCCCTTGCCCGCATCCGCACGGTTGAACTCCTTCGCGACCTTGGTTGGGATGCCCACCTTCCTGGCAAAGGCTGGGTTGTGTGCTGCGGCCGCCATGGTCCTGGCCTGTTTGGGGGATTTGCTTGGCATGGAAGGCTCCTCAGTAGGGTACGCAGTTGTTATAAGCGATTGTGTCCCCGGCAGCGATCGCGCCCGCCAGGGTAAGGGAGGTCGAACCAAGAAAGGTTGGATGGAGCGTGTCCGCCGGGGTGGTGATGTCGAGGACACTCGCGCAGGACCACACGTGTGGGGCGCCATAGGCGAAGGTCATGGTCACGGTACCCGAGGCGCAGTTGTTAGCTACCACGAAGGTCCCGCCGGTGGAGGTGCCTGTGGGGGTGCCTAGGCCAGTGCATGAGCCAGTGAGGGAAGGTACGGCCACAGCATCGATTCCTGGGCCGGTCAAGGTCCAATTGGCGTTTGCTCCTGTGCCATAGACTAGGTTGAGGATGTAGGGTTTGTTCTGGGCGAGCCGGAGCGGGACGGTCAGGCCGTTGATGAAGCCACCCGAGGCCGCCTGGATTGTTGCGGTCGTGTTGGGGACCTGGATCAGGGTCGATCCGCCTGCGGTCGAGGTCGCTGGGGCGGTAATGGTCACCGGGGTGCCCGCGTTGAAGATGTCCGCGCGGCCGGAGTCGGCAAGGTCTAGGGTGTAGGAAGTTGAGGCGATGTAGTTGAGCGAGTTAATGTTGCCTTGGAGAGACCCTCCCCCAAGCATGTCGATCGAGCCCATGCCCCACGTGGTCGAGCCACCCGGGCCGTATAGCGCTGCGTCACCAGTGAAGCCGGAGAGGCGGGAGAGGATATCGGAGGGAAAGGCCCATGATCCCGCACCGGTGGTGGCGAAGGTGTAAGGGTTCGAGGAGTTAGTCGCGGGCCACGAACCGTCGATTTGGACACTATAAAGCGGGGTGTTGGCCACGCTGGTGGTGAAGTGGACCCAACCGGAGAAGGACGAGTTGCCTCCGTCCCATAGCGCCCGGGTGTTCCGGAAGGTGATCTGCGGCCGCTGGGAGTTAGTGATTGAGCTCACCCGGATCGTGATGGGTACCGAGTCGAGATAGGTGTCGTCAAAGTTGTTTGCATAGCCGTCGTAGAGGATACCGTTGGGGTTGCTCCACGGCCCGGAGTTCTGGGGGCCATTGTAGGGGTGCGAGCCCAAGAATATGTTGGTTGCGGCTGAGGTCGCGAGGTAAATCGGAACCAGGGTGAGAGCAAAGTTGCCCCCATGGAAGGTGTTGTCATAGCTCCAGATGCCCAGGGCTACTCCGTACTGATCTGAGGCAATGTCGGATTCGGCATCAACCCCGGAGACCCATTCTTGGAATTGTGAATTGAAGTGGATGGCAGAGCAGGCTCCGGTGCCGAATATAAAATCGGATATGAAACCAGCACCACCAGAGACCCAATGGCGGATGTTGAGATTGATAAATTGAATATTCCCAGTGGAGAGGCAATATACCCCAGTAACGTTCGGGATACGGTTGACGTCGACAAAGATATCCTCCAAGGTGATGCCGTAGGTGAGGATGTTCAAGACCCCGCAAGTCGAGCGGCCAATGGTGCTCGCGCCACCTGCTGGGGATGGAATGGGAATGGGGACGGAAGTATCCGTGGCACACCAATGCGAGCCTGCGAGGGCAACGAAGGTCCCACCCTTCATGGTCACGTCGCGGGGAACGTTCAGGGGGATGGAGGTCGCAATAGAGAGGCCCTGGAGGGAGACGAAGTATTCCGCGCCGGTGTCAGGGAGTGGGAGGGCGTTGAGGTAGGCGAAGAAGTGCCCCATCGCGACCGAGTCATCTGTGGTACCATCGCCCACCGTGCCCCAGAATCGGGGGTCATAGCCATTGGTTGGGAACTGCGCGATCCAACAGTTGCCATCAGAGGAGGGGACCTGGGCGCCACCGTCACCGAACTCGCCGTTGATCGTGCAGGGATTAGGCGAGGAGGCGTAGACGAGTTGGGGTGAGTCGCCCGGGGAATAGTAACCTAGACGGATCACGTAGGGCGCGAAGGTGGATGGGGTATCCCGCATGGTCACGTTATTTGGGATAGTCGGGAACCCGAAGGTGTCAATTGCGTCATGGACGAATGCGGTGCTGGCGCAGGCGTTGGAGCTATCAGTGACCGGCCGGGTGGGGCACGTGGGATTCTGAGCCCATGCGGGACCGGTGAGCAGGAGAAATAGAAGCGCGAGGAGGGTTCTCATGCGTTGGAGTCCACAACGGTTAGTGGGTTGCCTGTACCTGAGATGGCAAAAGCTTGCCAAGGCTTTTGGCACTCGCCCTCAACGACTAGGGTGCCTCCGTTGCCATAGACCCGGAAGCAACCTCCTAACGCTCCCACGCTTGGTGTGAGGGCCACGTCGGAGCCGGTGGTTTGGACAACGGTTTGCGCGACCATGACGTCAACCGTGCCTGGGTTGTGAAAGGTGATCTTGCGACGGTTTTGGTTGAGTGGCGCGACGGGCTCCGGCGTTGTGGTAAGGTTGTTGTAGGCATAGATCCAACCACCTGAGGTCGGACCTACAGAGGGTGAGGCCCCAACGCCGGAGACGATCATCGACGGAGCGCCGCCGCAGGCTCAAGCTTCGCGATCAGAGCCATGTTCATGGCCATGAGTTGCTTCATTTGGTCCCGCATCTCGGTGAGCTCCCCTGAGGCCGAGGAGGGCGCGGCTGTGGCATTGAAGGAGTTCAGGGTTATGGTGAGCTCACGGAGGAGGCTGGCCGTGTAACCCTCGTCACCCATATCCATAGCAGGCTGGCCCCACCCCGCCATGTACTCCTTGGAGATCCTCTC